GGATTTACATCGCTTTGAGGCGGGGATATTACGATTATGTCCTTCTGCTGCTGATAATGACCGCCATTTTGCAGCGTTGGTCAGCTTTGCGTTCAATGTTGGCTTAGGGAACTTGCAAGCATCCACTCTTAGAATGAAGTACAATCGGGCTGACTTTGAAGGCGCGGCAGATGAGTTTCTGAAGTGGCGAAAATCAAATGGCGTAGTTCTTAAAGGGTTAGAACGTAGGCGTGAAGCAGAAAGAGAACTCTTTTTATCGTAGGGTAAAAATATGTCTATTCCTCAAGATCAGTTGGCTCAAGCATTTTCTGAATGGTCTGAGGCTAATCCTAATGCTACTGACGCAGATATAGCTCAAGCTATGCAACAAGCAGGGGTTAATCCATTAGATCTTGCATTAGCCCTTGGGATTAATCCTAATGAGGCCATCAATAGATACAATCAAGCTATTCAGCAGAACCCACTATCTAATCCTCTTACGTCCAGCCAAAGCTCTACTAGCAATCCTTTGCTATCTACGGGAGCTAATACTGTTGCAACAAGTATTTTTAACCCAGAATCCTTAACCTCCACGATTACAGACAGAGTTATTCCAGGCGCTCTTGGTGGCGTTATGAACTTTGCGGCAGCAGATGATGTTTCTGGGCGAAAGAATGCTGCGCTTAACACTTTAGTAAGTGTTATTGGCGGGCCTGCTGGTACACTATTTAAAGCCTTTCTTGACCAGTTTGGATTCTTTAAGGGCGGCGGCTCAGAGGCTGTAACGCTTACTCCTGAAGAGCAGGTTGAGGCAGCATATAAACTCTTCCAGAACCAACTACAGTCCGCTGAAGGCGAAACTGAGGGTGAAGATGCAAGGCTGATTGGGTTAATCAACGATGCAGAAAAACTTGGCCTTGATACTACAGACATGAGAAATCGTTTGAAGACTCAGTTTGGAATAGACGCTGTTCCTGGAGATTTGCCAGAGGGATACGTCAAAGACTCTCAAGGATTTTTAAGAGATGTAGCTACGGAAGGATATTGGCTTCTTGATAAAGATGGCACTCCATTTAGGACTACTCCTCCATTGGTAAATGTTCCAATGCCAAGAACATCTAGTGCTGCACAATCTTCAGAATCTACTTCTTCATCAAGCTCAAGCTCAGGCTCTTCATCAAGCTCAAGCTCAGGCTCAGGCTCTACATCAGGCTCTACATCAGGCTCTACAGCAGGTTCTACAGAAGTTTCTCCTTCTATTGGTGAGTGGGTATACGACTCAAAATCTGGATTGTTCAGGCAGGTTGGCGGTATTGAAACTATTAAGCCTATACCTGGAGACTATAAAGACGGCCAAGTTCTTAGCGGAACAGAAATGCAAGGAAAGTTTGGCGAGTGGGGCAGAACATCAACAAAGAATACTCAGGCCACTCCTACTCCTTGGGCATATATATTCCAGAATGATGGTGTTAAGGGCGTTCTTGATGTAATGAGGCTTCTTAACAAGACCAAGGAACAAGTTGCTGAAGAGTCAGGTACTTCTATTAGTGACATTGATAAAGCTATTAGCGATTACAATGCTCAAGTTGCTGAAGCAGGACAAGCGGTGGCTAATGTCAACGCAGGAACTGTAACTGGAACTGGAGCTGTAACCGGAACTGGAGCCGTGACAGGTGGAACAGGAGTCACAGGTGGAACAGGAGCCACAGGGGCAACGGGAGCCACGGGAGCCACTGGTGCTACAGGAGCCACAGGAGCTACAGGCGCTACAGGCGCTACAGGTGCTACAGGAGCTCAAGGTGAAAGAGGTGAGAAAGGTGACAGAGGCGAACAAGGCTTAATGGGTCTGATGGGCGCTACAGGAGCTACAGGAGCTACAGGAAGAGATGGCAGAGATGGCAGAGATGGCAGAGATGGGGTAGTTGGGCTTATTACCAGTCTTGTTAACTCCACGCCTATTGCATCACAATTATTCAAGCCGGAGTTATTTAAAGCAGAAAACAAGGTCAGCGGACTATTTGATTTGGTAATGAGGACAAGAGCATGACCTATTTACAAATTGTAAATTCAGTCCTTAAAAGACTGAGAGAGGACGCAGTAGATACGGTGGAATTTAATGACTATTCCTCTTTGATTGGGGCTTTTGTCAATGATGCGAAATCTCAAATTGAGACATCACATTCATGGTCTGCTCTTCGATCTACAAAGTTAATCAATACAGCTTCAGGAATAAGCGAATACTCATTGACTGGTAGTGGAAGTCACCCAATTATTAAAGCTATTGTTAATGATACGTCTAATTCAGACATTACTTTTAGGGATATGGACTTCTTTAACCGGGTCTATTACAGAGGGCAAATATTAACTGGCTCTCCATCCTACTTCACAAGGATTGGTGTTGACGGTAATGGGGACATAAAGATCAAACTTTACCCAGAACCTGATGCTGTATATGCCCTTAGAGTAGATGGAGTATATTCTCAAAATGATCTTAGTGCAGATGCTGATGTTCTGTTGATACCTTATAATCCAGTGGTGCAATTGACTTATGCTATGGCATTAAGAGAGCGAGGAGAGAGCGGAGGGCAGTCGGCTCAAGAGCAGATGATCTACGCAGATAGAATTCTTTCTGACCACATTGCTATTGATGCAAACTACTTCCCTACTGAAACCGCGTATGTAGTTGTTTAGGAATCCTATGGCGCAGCAGATTCAGAACATAACGATTACGGCCCCTGGGTTTGCTGGAATTAACACCCAAGATGCGCCTCTATCCCAAGACCCTAGCTTTTGTGCTATCGCTGATAACTGCGTAATAGATAGACAGGGAAGGATAGCTGCACGAAAAGGTGCTGCGTTACTTACAACCAATGGCCCATCAGTTCTTGGCAGTTCTGCTGGGATTAAAGTCATTAAGCAGTTTCGTGATGACTCAGGAGCCATGCTGATATTTTCTGCTGGCAACAACAAGATATTTAGAGGAACCACAACTCTTGTTGATTCCACTCCTGGCTCTTATACGATTACCGCAGATGATTGGAAGATGGTCACCCTCAATGAGCATATTTATTTGTTCCAAAGGGGATATATTCCATTGGTGTATTCTACTGCTACTGCACCGCTTTCTGTTATCACAGCGCACCCTGGATACAATGGAACCGCCCCTAATGGTAACGAGGCGTTGGCTGCATTTGGAAGGCTTTGGGTTGCTGACACTACTAGTAACAAGTCTACGATTTACTGGTCTGATCTTCTTGAAGGTGTTAAATGGACTGGAGGAAGTGCTGGCTCCATTGATATCACCAAAGTTTGGCCTAACGGATATGATGAGATTGTTGCCCTTGCAGCACACAATGGGTTCCTTATTATTTTTGGCAAGGAGTCAATCGTAATATACGAAGGGGCAAGCGACCCTTCTACGATGACACTTCACGATACTATACTTGGTATTGGTTGCGTCAGCAGAGACGCAGTGACATCTACCGGCAAAGACTTGGTGTTTTTGGATAAGTCAGGTCTTAGAAGTCTTTCTAGAACTATTCAAGAAAAGTCTGCTCCGATTGGGGATATCTCAAAAAACGTAGATGAAGATATCAAAATAATTATTGCTAATGAGACTGGGAATATTCAGGTTCATTATTCCCCAACTGAAGCATTTGTCATTGCGTTATTCCCAAACCAAGATATTAGTTATGTCTTTGATACAAAGAGACAGCTTGAGGATGGTAGTTATCGAGTCACGACATGGACATCTATGGGTGCGTTGTGCTTTACGAATCTTATTGATGACACTCTTTACATAGGAACTTCTGGCGGCATCTCTACATACTCTGGGTTTAATGATGATACAGATACCTATGTTCTGAGTTATTCAAGCCACCCATTAACCTTTGGTAACTCCTCCACTCTTAAGTTCTTGAAGAGGATTAATGTCACGACATTTAATGGGGCAGACGCACTTGTGACTTTAAGCTGGGCCTATGACTATGCTACTGCTTACAAGAAACAATCCTATACACTCCCAGCTAATAACGTGGCTCAGTACGGAGAATCGGAATACAACTCTGGGGCTGAATATTCTTCCTCTATTACGCTAATTAACCGCGAGAAAGTAAGTGCTAACGGTCATGGAACAGCGGTGTCAGTTGGATTAGAAACGACAATAGATGGCAACTCAATTGCCATTCAGGAACTTAACATTCAGGCGCTTGTAGGCAAAATTATTTAGCGGGAGAAAAACATGACATTGGCAGAATTGCAGCAGGCACTGGGTGGATTTACCAATCGTTACGGAAATCTACTGGCCGGTATTGGCGGGGCTGTAGCAACACAGAAGGGTATCTCTGATATTAGAGACACTCAGACTGGTCTAATGAAAGGGCTAACAGGTAGCTCTACTCTTGCAGGAGCTTTCCCTGAAGGGCTAATTAGCTCTGTTCAAAAGGGAATGGAGTTCAAGCCATTTACTGTAACCTCTGGAACTGGCTCTACTGCTGCTGCTGATACTTCAGGAGGGTTGAATCTAAACCTTACCCCTGAAGAGCAGGCTATTCAAAAACAGCTATTGGGCGTTACTGGAGAGCTTGCTGGAAGTATTGGATATGGCCGCCAGCAGACTCTGATGGATTTGTTGACTGAAAGCCCACAAGATCAACGAGCCAGAGAAGCTGACATTTACAACAGGCTTAGTGCCATGCAGGCTCCAGAACAGGAACGCGCAAGACTTCAGCTTGAGCAGAGACTGGCAAATCAAGGCAGGCTTGGTGTAAGAACATCTATGTTTGGAGGAACACCAGAGGCGCTGGCTCTAGAGAAGGCTATTGCAGAACAACAAGCAGCGTCTGCTGTTAGCGCAATGGAGCAGGCAAGGCAAGAACAGGCTCAACTTTCTACGCAAAGAGCGACAGCTCTGGATCAGATGTTGCGAGAAAATCTTGGCGCTGCCCAAGCAATTCCCAATTTGCTTGAGACTGCTTACACTCCACAGGCTGGTTTGCTTAGCGCCCTTAGTCCTTCTATTGATCTGTCAAGAATTCAGGCTGCCCTTCAGGCAGGTGGTTCAGAGGCTGTCTCAAACCTTGGTATGCAGGGTCTTACTGCTCAGACGAATCTTGAGTCTCTGATTAATGCCCAGAGACAGCAACAGCTCCAGGGTTTATTTGATCTTCTGGCTCAGAGCCAGCAGCAAAATACGTCTCAAAATACATTCAATCTTCCATATACACTTGCTGAATTGTTTGGCCCGAGAAACTAACAGAGACTATAGGACACTAACATGGCTATAAATATTACCTCTCTGTTCCAAGACATCCTTGAGACCCCAGAGCAGAAGCAACAAAGACAGTTGGCTGAAGGATTTGCAAGAAGCCAGAACGCAGTTGCTGGGCTGACAGGCTTGGCTACAGCCGCTGCTCCTTTGGTTGGGACTATGGCCGAGCTACAGGGTCGCCGCACTGAGGCACTTCAAAGAGGAGTAGGTGGACTCTTGGGTAGGGATGTTCGATCCACCTCTGAACGTCTCCAGGATGCCCTTAGTCAATTTAATCCCCAAGACCCAAGAAGCGTATCTCAAACCACTCAAATGCTTCAGCAGATGGGTCTAGGGGCGCAGGCAGCACAGCTTGCTTCAATGGCTCTTGAGGAGCAGCAGAGGAAAGAGGCCATAGACCTTCAGGCACAAGCTGCCCGTCAGGCTATTGATCTTAACGTGACTAAAGAAGAGCGAGCTATCAATGCGGAAAGAAGGGCTGACAGGGAGCTTGAGCTAAGGCAGGCTCAGGAAAACAGGCTACTTGATCAGCAAGGATTTGAAATTCAAAACAGACAAGAAATGTTGGCAGTGCAGCAGCAAAATGCCGACCTCAGGGCAGAAGAGATTCAATTGACCAGAGAAAGAAATAACCAAATAGCAGAGCAACAAACCGACCAGACAAGAAGGATGATAGCGGAAGCCACAACTGAGTCGTTGAACTCCAGAGCCTCGGCGGTAAATATGCTTACACTTTCCAAGCAATACCAGCTAATACAGCCAACACCAGGTGTCTTCGGTGATGCTGCAAGTGCGTGGAGAGGATTCCTTGGTACGCAGGGAGGCGAGGACGCAATTAGACAGGAATACATCAAGCTAAGGAATGAGGCTACAATATCAGGGCTTCCCCCAGGCTCTGCTTCTGACGCAGACATTCAAATAGCTATGAGAGGATGGCCTCCAGAAAATGCCAACGCAGATTACCTTGCTAAGTTTATGAGGGGTCAAGCCAAGCTAGCGGCAATATCTGCGGAAATGAACTCTGCTAAATCTAGTTACATTAGCTCAAACAATGGAAATCTAGCAGGATTTGTTGATTACTGGGGCGGGATTTCTTCCGGCGAAGATTTCATCAAAGGGATTGAGGAAAAATATGCAATATCATTCGCCGAGCAATCCCCAGAAGATGAAAACGCCGTAAGAGAAGCCGCATTACAAGAAATCCTTAATAACAGGTAATTCTCACAACATTCTGGTGTAAAAATGGCTAATACTCTTAGAGAAGCGATACAAGAAATACCTGAAAAATATGCGCGTCAGCTATCCCTTGAAGACTTGGTGGCGATACAAAAGAATGACGTAAACAGCGTATCTACAAGAGGTCTTCAGATAATAGCTAGTGGCAAGAAAGACCTTGGCCTTGGCGAGTACATTGATGTGGGCGCATCTATTGGCGGGGCTATTGGTGGCGCTTCTTTAGGAGCTTCCGTTACTGGCCCATTTGCCCCAGTTGGCGCTGTAGTCGGCGGGATAGTCGGAGGTGCTATTGGCGCATTCGGCGGGGAAGTCGCAGAGGATGTAATTGCTGATCGTGATGTGAATATCGGATTTTCTTCTGGGGGAGCAGGGAGAGCAGCAGCAGAATCTGCCTTATGGGATACAGCATTCTTGGGTACTGGAAAAGTAATCGGCCCGATAGCCGCAAGGGTGGGAATTAGTCCATCTCAGCTATTCAACAGGATTACCGGAGCAAACCCTGGCGCTGCCGCAAAACCATCCAACAGGGTATATCAAGAATTCCCAGAGAACTCGCAAGAATCTTTAAGACAGATACAGAGCATACTAACCGAGCAGGGAGGAAGCCTAACTGGAGTTCAGACTCAGAAAGCCGGGTTCTTGCGAGAGTTTTTTGAGCAGATTGCTAACGTTGGCTTCCTATCAGGGGAAATGATGGAGAAGAGCGCCACAAGGAATGTAGAGATATTCCAGCGCGGATTTAATGACATGATTCAGGGCATAGACCCATCTCTTGCTAAAGGAAGTTCTGATCTTGGGCAAGCCATAGTTGAGACAATTAATACTGGTGAGCGGCTTGTTAAGAACTATTACGGCACGGCGTTAGACTCGATTATTGCTAAAGCTGGAACCACAAAGGTTGATACTGGGATAATTCAGAGATCAATTGATGACATAATGAAGAAAGCAACGACAGACCTTGAGATAGCATTGACCGATAGCACTATTTCAGTGCTTAGGGATAGGTCTGGGAAACTGGTTCTTGATAGCAAGATTATAAACCCTGTCACAAATAACCCGTTTAAGCTCTCCAAGAGCGCCGACCTCGGCAGTCTTATCGCATATCAAAAGATGCTGACAAAGGCAGTTGAGAAGAAAAGGCCATCTTTGAACAACCTTGACGCAGACGAGGCTGCTTATAGGGAGCTTGGCATTGCAGAGAGAAAGGTTAAGGATGCCATTACAGAAACTATTGAGAGGATTAACCCAAAGCTGGCAAAACAGTACGCCTCTCTAAATCGGTTCTACGGTAAGTCAATGGACGCGCTGTACCCAGAGGCAATAGGGAATGACCTTATCAGGGCAGGCTCCAAAGAGATGTATACCACGATTGGGAATGTTATCGCTGGCAATGGAGACATAGGAAAGATCAGGAAATTAATGAGTAGTCTCGATAAGTCTTTTGCCATTGCGAAAAAGACTGGGCAACCATTTACAGGGAATATCAATACCCCTGATAGAGCGAAGGCTCTTATCCGGCAATCATTTATAGCCAACAGGATAGCAGACCCGGCCACAAATGCTCTTGACGTTAGGAAAATAGGAAAACTCAGTGAAGACTTGAAAAACATAAATACGCAAGAGCGGTACAGGGCTGTTCTCGGCGATTCATACCCTCAATTCAAGACGTTCATTGACGGAGTTAAGGCGGTATCTGGTAAGCCAGAAGCTGGAGTTTTGTCCCTATCAATACGAGGAAGGGAGGTTGGGGCTGGCCTTCAAGTAGCTGCCGGTCTTGGCGCGGGGGCAATGGGCGGGGCGATGTCAACAGGAGCTGCTGGGGCTGCGCTATCTATTATGGGGCCACTTGCTGTATTTGGGATTCCGGTTGTAGCGGCAAAGATTGCTCTCAATAAGAATGCTGCAAATAGACTTCTGATGCTTAACCAGGCCGTTATAAAAAACCCGCAAATATCAGTAAGTCTTGTGTCTGCTCAAGTAGCCAAGATACTTGAATCTTTATCTGATGATGATATGGAAGATATACGAGAGGGTGTGCTTTAAAGAAAAGCCCCGTAATGGGGCTTATTCTTTTCTCCTTCTCACTACCGACATTGGCTCTGCATCTTTTGAAAAAGAACAGGGAGGTAATACCTTTATCTTCCCTTTCTTTAAGAACTCATTGACCCTTTCCTCTAGCCACTCACGGGTGTAGAGGTTAGGGCTTTCTTTTTGGTCTGAATAAATCTTGTCTTCAATCGCCCTCATTGTTGGCCTCATAATTTTTATCTAAAACGTACAGCTTGGCTATCTCAAAAAGACCTATCATCTGTATCACTGACAGCTTTCCGGTGTTGTCGTCTACTAGCCTTTTAATGCTCTCCATTGCTTCTGCTTCACAGCGTAGCAGCACTGGGTGCGGCACTATGTTCCCCATTATTCACCTCGATAAAATATGTGATTGTCGATCCTTACAGTTCTTTGCAGCTCTGCCGCCCACCACGGAGTAACGCGAGTTGCGTGATAATGCGTCGCCCCTAGCGATGCGTCAGGTATAAAACCTGCTGCTGTTAGCATGGTGACAGCTAGGGCTTTTGTATACGCCCAGTCATCGTATACGTCCTCTCTTTTGCCGTCGCACATATACGAAAACTGGCATTGGTGGCGTCTACTTTCATCTTGATGCACAACTTCGCAGGCTGAATCTGGATAGCGCCAACTGTTTACACGGTTGTGTACTACCCAGGCTACAGCGGCTTGGCCTTCCAGCGGTTCTCCACGGGCTTCAAAATAAATTGCCGTGGCTATGCAAAATAGGGCTTCGATCATTTACTTACTCCCACCGTTCTTATTCTTCAACGCCGCTTCGATGTCCCCGTAGGGGAAGTCTGTGCTCATACACCCTCCGCATTAAGAATCGCCGCTATTCGCACGGCTTGTTCCTTTGTGTGGAAGAAGGGGAGGCCAGTGTCTGTGGAACCCCAATAATCAGGTTCCCATCCCATGTCGTCAGCATGAAAATACACCGCCCAATTGCGCTCGCCATATTTAAACGCACCAGCATCAGGATCAACCTGAAGAGCCGCCTGAATGATCTTGTGCGATCTTGTAAACATCGGGAGTGCTTTCTCGGCGGCTCCTTTGGTGGGGAAACAATTACCAAAGGCGATTCTGCGTTGGTCATAGATGTCGTTCCCAAATGAGCTGTGGAACACATCCCCGTCATTCCCGATGCACCAGTACCCGCTACCCTTCAGCGGCGTCCACAGCCTCTCCACGTCAGGTTCCTGCACGATCTTCTCCAGCTCTTCCAATCGTGCGCGGATGGTCTTGATCTCTTTCAATGCGTCTTGCTTGTTCATGCTTTACTCCTCGGTTTGTACCGGATTTTGTCCGGATTGCGATGGCTCCGTCAGCAGGTCTTTTGCTCCTTTGCTGCGTCGATCAGCGCGTCCCAGACGCAGATCAACTGCCCGATGGCGCGGTACTTGTCTTCGTCCTCGCGCATCAGCTGGGGCAGCGCGGCCTCAATCATCTTTTCGGTGAGCCGCACAGGCATAATGCGGTGCGTGTCTGGGATTGCGCGGGCGTTCCATTCTTTAGCAGCCTGCATGGCTTTCCATATCTCCGTCACGCACTGCGCGTCTGAGACATAAGGCATCGTGCGGTTTGCTGCCTCGATGCCTGCTAGGATCATTTCTTCTGTTGGTTCACTCATCGCCCTGCTCCTTGGTGCGCTCG